CTTCTTTGACCGTCCTTCTGGAGGTGTATCGCTAAATGTTGATGTGCCAGCCCCACCAGATCCGCCAATAGATGCAGTTGCAGCAGGAGCCGCACCATCATACTTCTGTCCACCGCCGCCACCAGTTGCAGTAACGTGAGAACCAAATGAGCTAGTGCCGCCAGACCCACCGTCAGTGCTAGTTGTTCCAGTCTTAGATGCTGTTCCTCCTGCACCAATAGTAACAGTCTCAGTGGAACCAAGGTCTGCAGCAAGAATTAGCTTACGAGAGTACCCACCACCTCCGCCTCCTGCTCCAGCGTAAGTTACTTTACCTGATGTCCCGCGAGTAGCCCCACCACCTCCGCCACCAACCACCTCAACGATAACAGCTCTCAGGCCAGTAGGCTTATCCCAATCTCCACTGGAAGTAAACACTTTAAGCTTAGGAGGGTCTGCAGTAAATGTAATAGCGCCAGTAGCCCCATTAAAACTCAGTACGCCAGTGTTGGTAATAGTAATGTCACCAGCATTTGCGCTTACAGTGAGACCAGCATCGGCAGTTAGTGAAAGTACGCCTTCGTTAGAGATTACTGGGTTGCCTGCAACTCCATTGCCATTTTCAATAGTGATGCCAGAATTCCCAGAAGTAATAGTGCGAGCAACAGATGTTGTTCCTGTGCGCGCAACCATACCGTCTGCGTTAGTGTCTTGAAGAACATCAAGATTTGCTCTGGCATCTGCTGCGTTACTTGCTTCTGTACCGCCTTGAGATATTGGAAGCTCAACAATATTCGCTCCTTCAGCAGCCGCAGTAAAACCAGCAGCAGTAGGACGAAGCTCAAACTTATCGCCACCAACATAAGCGTTGGCAGATGTTCCTTCTTGGCCGCGCACCGCAGTCATCACGTCACCAACACGAGCGGTAACTTTTATGATCTCTATGTTGTTCGATGAATCAACAAGAGTTGCGTAAAAGTAATCACCGACACCCAAGACAGGGAACAGTGAACCGCCGCTGGAGGCAACCGTGATAGTCGTAGCTACGGCTGAGATGGAACTTGCTAGAGTAGTACTAGCATTGTTAGTCCATTTGATTGCCATTCGTTATGCTCCTATTAAGCTGCGGTTACAGTCCAAGTGATAGTCATCGCATCAGACGCACCCTTGTTCACAACAGCAAAGGTTGTGTGGCAAAGCATTGTGCCGCCAGAACCAGCGTTGAATATGCCAGCCTCTTCCAGTGCGCCAGTACCAACGCCAGCACCAAACGATGCAACATAGGTTACAACATTGTCAACAGCCGTGGAAGATGTCAGGGCTTGACGAGCCAACTCATTACCAAGGGCTGTGTCACCAGCGGCAGGGGTAGTGCCATCATCACCAACAGCCATGTGCGACATAACAGCTTGTGCTGTACCGACCATACGGCTGGCAATGAAGTCAAGACCAACATCAACGACTAGGTTATGGATCTCGCGCTTGTCTTTCAGATCACCAGTTACGGGATCAAATACTTCAATGAGGACATCGCCTTTCAGCTTGAAGTTCTCAGTTAACATTAGGTATCTCCTTATGGGCCATTCAGAGTGAAGAAGTTCAGAACATAATTGTTAAGCAGTTGAGCTTGCGCAGAAATGATTTGTACAACCACATTTTCTGAGAAGCTAAAAGAGTCACCAGTTACGTTCTTGTAATAGTGCCTAGCGTCGGCATCCGTTATTGTTGCCGAGTCTGCCAGAGGTCTACTGAACTGCTTACTCAGTGCCTCAGTTACGATGCTCGTATCATTGAAGCTACGATCGAATTGTACTACCCTAGTGAATACATCAGATGCACTAAAGCTTTCAAAGAGAGGCTTTGCCATATCTTTAGCCGCCGCATCTGAAAGAATAGATTCATCCTGTAGTGCTTTGGATATATCTCTCGTCTCAGAGTCGGAGGTTGATACGGTTTCAGCTACTGCTTTAGCTACACTTCTTGTATCACTATCACTTATTGTAAAGGTGTCGGACGCAGGTTTAGCTACACTCTTTGACGGAGCGTCACTGAGTATGGACTCGTCGGACATTGATTTGTCCACGTCCTTAGCCAAACTCTCAGTAGCGTCAACCGCATCAGAGAGTGATTTATCTACATCAATGATGTTGGTATCAGATATCGCAACACTATCAGAGAAACTTCTTAGTATGACAATTGTCACTAAGATAACATCAGTAACACCATAGGAATCACTGAATGGTTTCTCAACAGCTTTAGCCGCCGCATCGTTGCTAGAGAAAGAATCAGCCCTTGGTTTTGCTATAGAAAGGGAGATACTATCGTTTGCCGATACTACGTCTTGATAGAGCTTGTACCATCCAGCCTCATCGAGATAGGATGTAGCGTCTATCAAAGCAGCTTGAATCGCTGTTTGCGGTAACTCTATTGATACCGTTGCGGTTCCGACAGCAGCAAACAGAGAGGCCGAAGCCTTTGCCCGTTCGATGACTACATTCACCGCTTGGACACTAATGCTGCTTGCTACCCTTACTTCTGAGACTAGGGCTGAGGCGAGGACGGAAGATACCGTCACTCCCATCTTAGAACTCCGAACGTAGTTTGAACTTTAGTAAGTCGTAGACAGTCTGTATTGAACCGTCTTGGAACGTGATTTCAATTTCGCCTTCGTACTCACCGGGTGGGCCATCAAGTGCTGTAGGTTCTGTAGTCCAATAAAAGGCTACGACACCGCCAGCTCCATTTGTTACCACGCCAGTAATTGTGGCTGTTAATACGGTAGCTCCAACTTGTCTGAACTTTAACAAGACTGTGGCACCAGTGATGTTGATTGCATCACCAGTGGTTTCGTCTGTTAGTGTGCAGATCAAGGTAGGCTTCGTATCACCTTGAACTAGCTTGATCTTGTCCGTCATTAGATTCTCCGAATTTTTACATGCTTACTAACGCACACATAGTTCTTCAGAGCGCGATCCCTAGCCACGTTCAATCCAGCAGTGTACAGAGCTTGACGAGCAGCAGCTAGTTTGAAGTCTGTGTAAGGCTTGTCATGAGACATGAACATCCTAGCTAAAACGCCGTGAGCTATGATCTCTGCATAGTCTTCGTAAATAACATCGTCAATAGATGAAGTGCTACGAGTTGGCTTTAACGCTACAACTAGAGTCATAGCATTGGCAAGTGTTTCATTAGGGATTGGATAAACAGAAAACGTATCAGCATCTTTCTGCCATACGTTCCGCGGATCTTCACGCCTTACTGGTGCATCTGCTGCATTTGGATTGTACGCAGCAGGAGTATTGATCTCATCAAATGAGACGGGGGTAAGCTCCCTACCTTTGTACCAGCCCTTCAGGATCTTTGTGACTTTCTTATCCTTAGGTGGCTCAAGGTCATAGTCAGATACATCGACAATCCCTGTGACAGGATCGAGTGTGTTTTGCAGGATCAAAGACTTTTCGCAGAAGTCAATGATTGTGTTTTTAATTTCTAGTAGTGCCATGTCTACGTTCGCAGATGGAACGTGAGGCATAACATTATCTAGGAAGTCGCTATGGGTTTTCATTTCTGTATCAACTCCCTCTGCCATAGTGAGCGCAGGTTTGCTGCTCTAGTTCCTTCCGAATACTCATCATCTCTAAGTTCAGCTGTAAAGACAACGTAGTATGCAAGCAACTTTTGCACGTTATGAGGAAGAGGTATAGGATCTGTGACAACGTAGTCAGGATCGTCTCCGCCCCAACCAAGACCGCTGCCTAGTCTGAAGTCTGGACGCATGCGAAACATTTCAGACACACCATCATTGCAGTAACCCATCAACTGTGAATCAGTGTATCGCACACCTGACGCATCGTTAAGGGTGACTCGCACATCATCAATTATCTCTTGGAAGGTATGGGACATTCTTTATCACCACTTAACTTTATCGGCCCAGTACGCAGCACTCATCTTGCCTTTGGCTATATCCTTAGCATGACGGGCTTTGAAGCTTTCTCTGCGCTTGCGGTACGATTCTGATTCCCCGGCTTTCTTGGGTGAGCCTTGAACACCCTGTTGACCAAAACGAATTGTCTTGACCTGATCACCTTCTTTTGCCACAACGACGTGTGACTTGGTCGGATGATCCGGAGTGCGCTTAGGCTTGTTGAAGCCAGCAACACCCGCCCTCTCTAACCTAGGATCTTTCTTCATTTCTTTCTCCCAGCCGCCATATTGTCAATCAGGTTGGGGTATGGTCTGCCAGCGGCTTTTGCCCTTTTCTTTGCAGCAGCTTTCTGCATTGGTGTAAGTGGCTTGCTTTCTTTCTTCGGGTTGGGTTTATCCCACACTGGCTTCTTCTTCATTTCTTAAATCCCTTCAAGGTCTGGGCAAGTCGAGCGCGTTGACCCAACTTACCCGGAGCCTTCGCAGCTTTGGCTAACTTCTTCTCTGGAATCTTCTCGCCCTCTTTAACACCTAGTTGCTTACGCAGCGCACCCGGTTTCTTGATTGCTTTATCGATCCAATGTTTAGCCATTGCCGCTCCTTACTTTTTCAAATGAGATATATCTGGTTCCTCATACAAAGGCTTGAATGCCTCGAACGGCCAGACGCCGGGCTCCATATCAGGGAACTTAACCAGAACAGCATCACCCCTTGGAACCCAGCAGAACTCTACATACTCGTTCTCTGCCGAAAATGCGTAGCCATCCATCATCTGAAAGCCACCGCAATTTTTGTTCTTGTCTGTGATAATGGTAAGCCCACCCCTGTTGTTCTCGAAGAACATTGCATGGTAGTGAGGCTTACCCGGGTTATCACACTCTTCGCATTCATGGGCGAACGCGGTCAGAGACAACAGCAATGCTAGTGCTGCAACCAGAAACTTTTTCATAACATGCCCTCGGTTGTGTGGAGGGCATACAGCACCCTCTGACGTTTATTCTTTGGATGCCTTCTTTTTACCAAACACTGCTGCAGCCATATCTGATGCATCAGGTTCAGTTGATACTTGTAACTCTTCATCAAGAGATTCGTGTACCACCTTGGCAGCTACCTTCTTCGGCGCTTCGGGTACATACTTCTCCATGTCACTACGTTTTGCCAAGCCTTCATTCCATTGGAAGATGCGACCAGTAGGACGGTGGATTAACCGATTGTGTTTGCTTTTGATTTGCGTAGACATAAAGCCTCATAAAAGAAAAAATGGGAAGAGGCTCCCGTGTAAGAGCCCCCTCCCGTCCGTTAGCCTAGATTAGGCTTTCGAAACATACAGGTCAACCAGAGCTTCTGGCTTAACAACCTTGAAACCATACACGTTCAAGCCACGAACGATGTTACCGAACGTAGTCTGTGCGCGGAGAGTTTCAACATTGGTGATCTGAGAAGCAAACGAGATTGCATCACGAGTGCCGCTCAGAACGTGCCAGCAGTTAGTGCCGCTGTCATCAACAACGTCGAGGTTGTTAGAGACATACAAAGTGAAGCGATCGATCATACCGATCTTACCGTTACGCAGAGGGGACTCAGCGTCACCAGTAAGGTAAGCTTGACGCAGATCGGAAGTCTTCAGCATTGCCGACATCCAAGCAGGGATCACCATCCAGCGACCATCTTCAGGGACATTCTGCTCGTCGAGTACTTGACCGCATTTCAGGATATTATCCAGAATGTTGTTTTTGTCGAGAGCGATCGAAGCACCAGTAGCGCCCAGATCGATGTCGCCGGAGATAGCACCAGCAGTTGCACCTTGGTTAGCTGCAGCAGCATCGGCAGCGACGTTGTTCAGAACGTCATTGTCGATAGCGATCTTCATCTGCTCGCCAGCGTCGTTAGTGAAGATGTCCATCAGCTTAACATCAGCCTGAACAGCGTCAACGTCGTCAACGATAACAGAGAAGTACTTGCCGTAGTCGATAGTCAGTTCGAGAGGAGTGCTCTCAGGAACTTGGTTCGACAGGTTCATGCCCTTCGAGTACGAAGAGATAGTGATCGTTGGGATCGAACGGATATGAACGGTGTCGCCTTGGTTCTTGATCTCACCTTCCCAATCGTTGTTGGTGATCTCGCCCAAAACTGTGGACTTATAAAACTTGACCTGCAGCTTGCCACTCCAAATCTCTGGAATAAAGGCTGAGCCTGCTGGATCGCCATTGTACGAATACTGCGGATAACCGCCACTTACTGGAACAGTCATTCTGTTCTCCTTTCAAGATAGATATATTATCCGCAGCTCTTGAGTTTATCGGATTCGACCCTCAATTGATGCGGAATGGATTTCAGCTTCCATTGCCACTTGATCCTTAGCACTTACTCTACCTGCTCGGCATGCAGCATAAAAGTCTGCAATCTCCTTGCGGGTAAAGAATCGCTTACCGGGCGGGGCAGTAACTCGCTTGTTACTATCCGGTGCCTGATGAGCGGCGGCTGCTGGATTGTGGCGCTGGTTTTGTTTCGCTGCCACCTCGGTCTCATACTTATTAAAGAACCGAGCTACCAGTTCGGCATCCCTGTTTTGCTCAGCAGTCGATAGGAGGTCTTGGCGTGTATGACCACTAAGCTCGTCATATTCATCCAGCCACCGTAGGAAGTTTTCATCAGAGTTGACGTTGACCCAGTTGGGTGCCAGTTGGTTCAGGCGATCATAAAATTGCACGTTGGCATCTTTGGCAGTTGTCTCACGGACACTATCAAACTGACGCTTCAGTTCAGCAATCTCTTGATCCTTCGCCAAGCTTGCAGCCTTGGTTGCTCTTTGTATAACATCGAGCAGATCATCTCCGTACTTCTCACGATCGGCATCACTGATGAGTGACGACGCTTGAGCCTGTGTTGCCTGACTCTTCAAACTTTCTACTTGCTCAGCTAAGAGTTGAATTTGATTCTTCAGCTCTTTATTCTCGGACGCGAGTCGCGGTACCTCTGCACGATACTTGCCCTCGATAACTCGATAACGCTGTTCCCACGGTTCTTCCTTAGGCGGCTCTGGCGTCTCGATGGGTGGAGTCACCGCCATTGCTGCAGGATCTACATCCTGAGGATCAACTGTGGGAGCCGGATCGGGTACAGGCTCGTTCATTGCATTGTTACCATCCACTTGCTTGTTCTCATAAAACGAGCTGTGGATTGCGTCTGCTTTCTCAGCAGCTTCGCGTACCTTGCGGGGGAGTGCCATAAATTTTCTCCATGAGCCCTTGGATGCAACTGTCATCCTAGGTCTTCATTAGTGCTGACGTAGTCCTCGGTCAGCTTCGAGGTATCAGAGCTTAACGCCCTTGAAACTTACGGATCGTGGCTAGTGCTTCATCACTACGATTGAGGAAGTCTCGTATGATCTGAGCCGCGCCTTGGTTCCAGCGAAGTTGAACTTCGTCCTTGGTAACGCAAGAATCGCGGTCGATCTCTTCGAGAGTATTCCGAAGCCATTGGCACACGGTCTCAAATTGTTGATTACCTTTCAAACTAGCTAGAGCTTGAACGGTAGAGTGGTCTGGTTTTGTTAACACAAATCACCTTTTAGATTTCTTAGACTTTGCCTCGTAATCTTGACGGGCAGACTCGACAGCGGCTTCAAGTGCTTTTCTAGCGGTAGCCGAAGTATTCGCAGGAGCGCGATCGAGTGCCGCCTTAGTCGCAGCGTATCGAGCCCCCGCCGCTTGTACTTC